GTCGTGACCGCCTTCAGGTCACGGACGAAGTCGGACGCGGTCACGCCGAAGTACCCGATCTCGTCGTAGATCATGATCTCGGCGCGATCAGCGAGGTTCTTGATCTTGTACCAGTCGTTACGCCCCTGCCTCAGGTTGACCAGCTCTCGGGCTGACCGGAACTTCCTCACGCCGCACACCTCCGAACTCCATCTCAGGAAGCCCCACGGCTTCGAGCACGTCACGGGCGGACCACCCGGCGGTCACCAGCTTAGCCGCCGCGTCCGCACGAGCGGTCAGCACGGATGCGGCCAACTCTTCATCCTCCGGGACAGGGTTCTCGTAGTCGAACTCCAGCCCTTCGGCCGTGACCCCGAACATCGGAAGAAGATCGTTGTTGAGCGCCTGCTTGATCCGCTCAAGCCGGGGCTTGATCAGGTACCGGGCGAAGGTGACGTCAGCGGCCTTCGCGTTCGCGAGGTTCACGTCATCGCTCAGGCCCAGCATGTGACCATGGACCCGGTACGCCTCACGGATGATCTCGCGAGAGATCGAGCGCAGTTCGGCGAACTGCATGTCGCGCTGGGTGAACTTCCGATCGACCCACTTACCGTGTTCGAGGATCGCGACCCGGTGAGCGTTGGCCACGCCCCGATGCTGTTCGTTCCAGCGGGTACGGAGTTCGTTGAACGCGGTGTCGCTGAGCTGCTCGGGGACTTCGATGATCCCGCCGGGCTCAGCAGAGTTGAGGAAGAAGTTCCGGTTCCACTCAGCCGAGTACTTGACGCCGTCGAGATCGGACAGCAGCGATTGAACGGGACCCATGCCCCGGTACGGATCACGGGGGTTCGGCCGCCGAAGGAAGATCACTTCATCGATGTCGAACGGGACCTTCTCACCGTCCGGGCCACAGTAGACGTAACCGGCCAGATACTTCGTGGGGTGCGGTACCGGCTCCATCCGGTCAGGGCGCACCGGCCAGAGTTCCAGAGGGAACGAGAGCGGCCCCTTGTACGTCAGCCACCAGGCTTCGCCGACCAGATCGAGATGCTGAGCGAACGCCTCCACGAACTCCTGCCGGGTCATGAAGGGGTTCGGCTTGTTCCAGAGGTCGAGCGCCGCGTGACGGGTGACCTCCGTGCGGTCTTCCTTGCGGCCGGAAGGGGCCTTACGCCACAGCTTCCACTCGCTCTGTGAGACGTTCTCGGCCAGAAGATCCACCACGGAGAACAGGGTGGACACGCCTTCCATGGCGGCAAGCTCTTGTTCCCGGGAGTTCCCGCCGGTGAACAGGCCAAGGAAGGGGGCGTTCGATGCAGTGGGGGCGTAGGCCACCGGTGCGCGGTTCAGCAGCGTCTCAAGGAAGCTTCGCTTCACCGGTTACCTCCCCCGTACCCTGATGTAGTACTCGAAGACCAGCATCTCGACACCGAGCACCACGACCCCGGCGGGCACGTAGACAAGGGCGATGCCCACCGCGATCAGCATAAGGCCCAGGACGACCAAGACGATAGGGACAGCCGGAGCGAGGACCTCACCAAGCGACCGCTTGCCGCTCATAGCCACCTCACCCGGGTCGTGCCTACGAGATCTATCTTAGCCACCGCGTAGCGTAGCGCGTCCATGCCGTGATCGTCTTCCTTCACCGGGGTCTCTTTCGGGGGCTTGCCCGGCTGGTTGTCCCACACGTACCCCACGATCTCCTCAACCGTGGACGTCGGCTTACCCGCCTCAGCGAGGGTCTCGTCACGGTGCACCCGAGCGTCACGCATGAGGAACAGGCGGGGCCGTCCGTCACTGGCGGGCATGAGACGACGCTGTACCGCCTGGATTCCGTCCGTGACCGTCTTCGTGGCGGGGGTGGTGCCCATGCCAAGCTCACGTTCGAGCGTGGCCCGCCCCTCAGCGTCGTGATCACAGATGATCGCGCGGGGGCGCGGCTCACGCCATGTGCCATCGCGGCGGGTCACCTGATAGAGGATGTCCTTCGCATGATCGCTGACGAGACGCTGGGTCCGGTACAGCTCCCGGTAGAGGTACAGGCGGCCGTCCGGGTCTTCGGCCCACCACTGACACACGAACGGGTTGGTGTACCCGAAGTCGATCGACCAATACCGCGTCCAGTCCTTCGGGATCTTGAACGAGTCGATCAGGTGGACGCTCGGGTCGAAGTCCTCGTACACCAGACCTTCGGCCGCCGCCCACACGCCACGCCTGAGACGCAAGTACCGCACGCCGGTCAGCCGGTCGAGCTTGCCTATGTAGTCCGCCCCAACCGGGGTCAACTGCCCATCTGAGTACAACACGGGGTTGTCCTCGTGGCGGGACTCCATCATCAGCGTGAGACCGGAGTCCGCCCGCTTCTTCAGCCAGTGCGTAGGCATGTCCGGGTTGCAGTCGGCGATGAGCTGCTGGAAGCTGACCCGCCCGTTACGGAGACGGGTGGTCAACGCCTCCCAGTCGTTCTCTGTGAGTTCGGTCGCTTCCTGCACGTAGATCACGTCGTACTCGGATGACATGATCTTCGTTGCCTTGTCCATCCCGCCCACGACCACCGTCGAGCCGTTGCGGTAGCGGTAGGCGGCCGGTTCCTGCGTTGACCCACCGAACCACTCGACTTCGCCAGTGGCGAGCGCTTCCTTCGCCACGTGTTCCCGGTAGGTGACCAGCCCGGTACTCGTCAGGGAGACCAGCGTCTTCCGGACCATGAGCGCACGTGCCCCGGGGTTCATCAGCATCATCATGTGGAGCTTCTCAAGACACGCGCGGCTCTTGCCGGTACCCGCCGGGCCGGACAGCAGAACTTCCGGCTCCCGGCAGTGGAACAGGTCACGAGCGGCACCGTACGGCCGGTACTCGTGGCGGAGGGTCGTGGGCTTGCTCAACGCAGGGTCTCCGGGTCAACGCCTTCGATCACGTACGTGACCTTCTGGTTCACCGACACGTTCATGCGAGCGGGAATCTGGCCGAGTTCATCGGCCACCGCCCGGAGGATGGCCGCCTTCAGCTTGGACAGCTCGACGTCACGCATGTTGCGCACGGTGCCCGCCCGGACCTCTTCAATCAGGTCGATCTCAGCGGCGTACTCTTCGATCCGGCGGCGTTTGTCCGCGATCCACAGCCCGGCGAACTCGTTCTCAATGTCGGCCCTGACCTCATCGATACGGGTCCGATGGCGGTCGGCGAACTGCGTGATAGCGCTCTGGGTGACGCCGTACTCCTTGGCCAGCGCCGTTCTGGTCTTCTCGCCCCGGGCAAGCTCGTGGATCAGCTTCCACCGGACGTGACCGCGTTCGAGGGGATACCGGGTCCGGCGGGTAGCAACCTCATCAGTGGGGCTATTAGCGTCCGGCTGCATGAGGCACCTCCTCTGTATAGCCACAGAATAGACAACGGAACCGGCTATGATCCAGGCCCATCGTATCCCCGCATCAGGGGCACTCAGGGTCCGGCTCATGACCGGTTCCGTCGAACTCGCGAACGGTCAGCTCACGTGGTGAGAGGGGTCGGTGTCAGCCGGGGTGTACGGGCGGCGAAGGCTCTTCTCGAACTCTTCGGCCAACGCGTCCGGCTTACGGTGGCCGTTCTGCAGGGTCTTCAGACGGTCGTCCATGGCCTTGTTCAGCCGGGCCATCATCCGCATCCGCCGCGTGGCGTGCCAGCGCAGAAGATGCTGAAGCATGGCGTACAGGACGGCGACGGTGGCGACGCAGACCCACAGGCCAGCGGTGATGAAGTCGTGGAAGGTCATGATTCCTCCGGTAGGGTCCGCCCGCACGCCGGGCAACGGTCGGTGGTGAAGTTCTCGACCGGAGTCCCGAGCGCCTCAGCGAGCCGGGACAGGTTCCGGGGTGCGGGGCTGTAACGTCCCGCCTCCCAGGTCCGGACAGTTACCTCACTCGCGTTGATCGCGCTGGCAAGCTCGGTCGTGGACAGGCCCTTGGCCTTCCGCAGCGCCCGGAGCTTCTCGGGGATGATCCGTCGAGTCATGCCTTAACGATAGCCCCGAGCTATCGGACCGTCAAGCTACCCGTGACAGCGCCATACATAGCTGTGATGGACCACATGGGGATACACGGACAGGTCCACCCGAGTCTGATGCTCGTACACGCCGTGGCCTGTCCGGAGCTGCTGTTTACCCGATGCGGCTTGGATGGGTCGCCCGTCCCTGTTGTGGAAGTACGCCCACCTTCCGCGAGTGGTGCGGATCTTCTCGACCCCATCGAGGGGTCCACCCTGGTAACTGAACTTCGTGTTGTGCATGTAGGCATTATACCCCAAATGCTTAGTGGGCTGCACCCCTCCGCCCGGCCCCCGCACTGCGTGTAACCGCCTGGCTACAGGCTAGGGGATGAAGGGGATATAGGGAAGACTTTTGACCCCTCACGCGTGTATGTCACCGTTTCAGAATGATCTTGGTATTGAAAGGGTGATATACGTAGGGGTGGGCCTGAAAGTCTTCCCTATATCCCCCTATATCCCCC